ACGACCTCTTGGTCAAGTTGAAGTATAAATAGAAATATTGTAGAAGTTGGAATAACAAATGGCACTGTACGAAGATTTATATGTAGACCAAGGAGCGGATGCTAGATGGCGTTTGCGACTTCTTAATGCAGATGCATCTTATAGGAACTTGGCTAATACCACTGTAAGAGGAAAAATTAATCGCAGTTATGGCGCTGATTCTTCTGAGGCGGTTTCTTTTGATGCCAGAGTTATTTCACCTTCTAGTGACGGGATTATAGATATAATCTTATCGAACACTCAGACCGACTCGTTGTCTAGGAGAAGGTATGTGTATGACGTGGAAATTGAATATACTGATCCTGATTCAGGATTACCGTATGTTGAAAGAATACTAGAAGGCAAATTAATTGTGTCTAAAAGTGTGACTAAATAATTTTTAAATCATTGAGGATTATAAATAATGGGTATTAAGACTAAAACTGGTCTTGGCAAATTGACGGGAACTGCCACTGTTATCCGAAAGGATGGCACTCGTGAAGAGGTGAAAGTGACCGCAAAAGTCTCGAAAGAGCAAATCGCAAAACTTGTTGCCGACGATAAGTTGCGCGAATTGGATAAACAAAAGTAATAACATCCTAAAAGGAGATAAAAATGGCTGTTACTCACCCAACTGATGTTCGCAACGGTATTGCGGATTATGTCGTTGATCTGATTGACGTAGGCGGTGCTGGTACTATTAAGTTTCAGAACGGTGGCCTGAACGATTCAGTAGTTGCCTCACTTGCTTTTAGTGCAACTGCATTCGGTGCTGCTACTGGTGGCATTGCTACTGCTGCTGCAATCACTGACGACACTAACTGCAAAGCAGGTACTGTAACTAAGTTTACTGTATTCTCTGGCGGTGGCGACTCTTGCTTCACTGGTTCAGTTACTGCTACTGGTGGCGGTGGTGACATTATCTTGTCATCTACTTCTATCGGTGCTGGCGACACAATTAGCATTTCTTCACTGACGTACGAAGCACCAAACTGATTCTCAGTTTGGACTCGTAACATGAAGGTTTCACATGGGGGGAAGGATTACCTTCCCCTTAATTTGCCTGAGGATATGATGGTATGGCCGATCTCACTCTACGTTTAACAAAAGGTTCTGCTCTAACTCTGCAAGAGTTGGACTCAAACTTTCAGGCATTAGATTCTGATGTTGCCAACCTTTCATCATCCTTAGCAAGTTCTTATGTAACTCTTGGCACTACTCAAACTATTACTGGTGCAAAGACGTTCACTACTACTTTGACTGCGTCGAATGGTGCAGTTTTAAATGGATTATCTTATCCCACTGCTGATGGTGCAATCAATCAGTTTATAACCACAAACGGTTCAGGCACACTTTCTTTTGCAACTGTAGAATCATACGATTCGGCAAAAGTCCAACAGCAGATTGATAGTGATTTTACTAATACTAGAACTACAGCGAATCTGTCTGAACTCACAAACTTATACTTCACTAATGCACGTGCAGATGCTAGAATCGCCGCTGCTTCTATCTTTGATCTCAGCGACGTTTCTTCTGGCGTAGTTGTAACCAACTTAAATGCGGACCTTTTAGATGGAGTTTCTATAGCATCTTTATTAAGAAGTGATGCTACCGATGCATACACTAGCGGTACGTTAACATTTAACAGCGGCACTACCCTTACTGCTGCTTCTGGCGCAACTGTTAACTTCAGTAATACGACAGGTACAGCACCTTTTACTGTTGCGTCAACAACTAAAGTAACAAACCTCAACGCAGATCAAGTTGATGGTTTTAATGGTATCGGAATTTACGACTCTGCTGGTACATTGCTGAACGGAGCATAACATGGCGGTAGTTTCATCTCGCGCTGACCTGATCGAATTTTGCCTTCGAAGACTGGGCGAACCAGTTATCGAAGTCAATGTAGACGAAGATCAAATAGAAGATAAGATTGATGATGCCATTCAGTTGTATCAGGAGTTTCATCACGACGCAACTATTCGCGTCTATTATGAATATCAATTAACATCATCCGACATTACAAACAAATATATTACTCTACCTACAAATATATTGTATGTAACTAAACTTTTTCCTATTAGTAGCACCATTATTAATAGTTCTAATTTCTTTTCATTCAACTACCAGTTTGCGATGAGCGACTACCATCAATTAAATGATGTTGGGATTGGCGGACTTGCGTACTACGATCAGATTCGTCAGTACATGGAGTTGATTGATATGAAAGTCAATGGTCTCCCTTTAATTACTTTTGCACGTCGGCAAAATCGTTTATATATGCACAGCGACATTGAAGATGGCACATTAACTGCTGGAAAATATGTCGCACTTGAAGTTTATCAAACCGTTGATCCAACAGCGCATACCAGCGTATACAATGATATGTTTATTAAGGACTATACCACTGCCCTAATTAAAGAGCAGTGGGGGCAAAATATGTCAAAGTTTGAAGGTATGCAACTTCCTGGCGGCGTCACTATCAGTGGCGCTCGCTATATCGAAGAAGGCAGAGAAGAACAAGAAAAGATTCGAGAAAGAATGCGTCTCGAACAGGAAGTGCCACCCGACTTCTTTGTGGGGTGATGCATGGCAACTTCTGTACACTTTCGCCACAACGTAAGATCTGAACAAAGTCTTTACGAAAATCTGATTGTAGAATCTCTCAAGTTCTATGGGCAGGATGTTTATTATCTGCCCCGAGAAGTTGTGACTAGGGATATGGTCTTTAATGACGATATCCTATCAGAATTTCGATATGCATTTAAAGTAGAAGTCTATGTTGAAAACGTAGAAGGATATGATGGAGAGGGCGACCTCTTTCAAAAGTTTGGCGTTGAGATTCGAGATGCTGCTACTTTGGTTATGGCACGCCGAAGATTCAATAGTGAAATTCGTCAATACCAAGAAACCAAAGAAAATGTATTTTATCGCCCACGCGAAGGCGACCTGATTCATATTCCGTTATCGGGTTCTACTTTTGAAATTATGAAGGTAGAGGATGAGAATCCTTTCTATCAGTTAGGTCAACTCCCTGTGTTCAGAATGAGAGTAGAACTGTTCGAGTACAGTGGAGAACGGTTTGGCACTGGTACTTATCAAGGCATTGACGATATTGAAGAGTTTGCTGCATATCAGTGGCAACTTACTATGGACTCTGCCTCTAACGGATTCACTAGAGGCGAAAGAGTTACTCAAGCATTCGACGATTACGTTGTTACTGGTGAAGTCGTACACTGGTCTGATTCTGATAATGTAATGCGACTTGCTAATGTGGGCAACACTTCTGGAGAATATAAAACCTTTACTACTACTCGCCAAATATATAATGGTGATAGTGTTGGTGCAAGAACATCAATTGTAACTCCAACTGTAGTTATGGAACTACAGCAGATTCAATCAGGAGCAGCAGGTGGCGATATTAACCCAACAGGAGCATCATCTGCTTGGAGTAGTAATGTTACTGACTTTGACGTATCAGTGCTTGAGTTTGTAGATTTCAGTGAAGATAATCCATTCGGAGATTTTAGTTAATGTTTGGCGGTCATTTTTATCACGAGCGAGTTAGGAAGTGCGTCGCAGTATTTGGTGCGATGTTCAACAACTTATACATGATTCGCCGTGATGGGAACAATGTTTACGCCCAGCAAAAAGTTCCTCTAGCATATGCCCCTGCTCGTAAGTTCTTAGAACGTATCAATGAGATGAATCAGGGTGAGGATAACGAAAGACAATTGGCAATCAAACTGCCTCGTATGTCTTTTGAAGTTTTGTCGATTGCCTATGATCCGCAACGTCAACTTCCTAAAATGAATTATTTTACCAAAACTAATGTTGACAACGATCAAACTGGTGCTAAATTTTATACGGGCACGCCATATATTATTACATTTGAGTTGAATGTATATGCTAAACAGCATAACGATGCTTTGCAAGTAGTGGAACAGATTTTACCTTATTTCACCCCACAATACACAGTAAGTTTTAAACCGATTGAAGATTATCCTGATATTAAGGAAGACGTCCCTGTAATATTACAGTCAGTAGCATTTACTGATAACTTTGAAGGGGCGATGGAAGATCGCAGAACTATTATCTATACACTTACATTTGATATGAAAGTATTTTTCTATGGTCCAAAACCAGACCAAGGAAAAATTATCACTCGTATCGATATGGATTTGTACAATATGGATATTAACTCTGCGGACTCTGACCAGTATCTTGAGACTGTAAGAGTAGAAACTAATCCTCGTCCAGTTTCTTTAGATTCTGATTATACCGTATCTACATCTATACTAGATAGTGATACCTATGTGCCTCATGACTATTTTAACAATCCCTGATGGAATCTGATAAAGATAATGACTACCAGTTCGCGCGAGAAACTCTTTACGATTTAATCGGTAAGGGTCGTGACGGTGTAGAAGAAATGATTGAAGTCGCTAAACAAAGCGAACACCCTAGAGCATATGAAGTTCTTGCTAAACTTATTAAAGATACTTCTGACGTTTCTCAACAATTAATGAATCTTCACAAACAGAAGAAAGACATAGACAAGGAAGATGTCAAAGCATTACCAAAACAAGAAACTACTAACGTGTTTATCGGTTCTACAACCGATCTTCAACGTATGTTAAAAAAAGTGAACGAAAAGGATATTACTCCTCAAGATGATGCTCTCCCCGATTCAGGACACAACGAAGTCTAAACACGACACTCACTATCTTGGTAATCCTCATGTCAAGAAAGATGGCATACAGGAGGATTGGACACAAGAAAAAGTCGCTGAATATGCTAAGTGTATGGCTGACCCCGCACACTTTGCTACTAATCATTTGAAGATTATAAATCTAAACGACGGTCTAGTGCCTTTTGTGTTATATCCATATCAGGAAGAAATGTTCAAGCAATTTAATGATAATCGCTTCACTGTTGTACTTGCTTGTCGTCAATCCGGAAAGTCTATATCCTCGGTGGCGTATCTTCTTTGGTATGCTATATTTCATCCTGAGAAAACTGTTGCTGTTCTCGCTAACAAAGGTGCAACTGCTCGGGAGATGTTATCTCGTGTAACTCTTATGCTTGAAAACCTGCCTTTCTATTTACAACCAGGATGTAAGGTGTTGAACAAGGGGAGCATAGAGTTTAGTAATAACTCAAAGATATTCGCTGCTGCTACTTCTGGATCGTCGATCCGTGGTCAGTCTGTAAACTTATTGTTCCTCGATGAGTTTGCTTTTGTTGAAAGGGCAGCGGAATTTTACACCTCAACATATCCTGTAGTTTCGTCAGGTAAAGATACGAAGGTAATTATTACCTCTACCGCTAACGGTATTGGTAATCCTTTTCATAAGATATGGGAAGGTGCTGTACAAGGTGTAAACGAATACAAACCTTTCCGTGTAGACTGGTGGGATGTTCCTGGTCGCGACGAAGCATGGAAAGAAGAAACCATATCTAACACTTCACAGATACAATTTGATCAGGAGTTCGGGAATACCTTCTTTGGTACAGGTAATACGCTGATCAATGCGGATACATTATTAAACTTAAAAGCAAGCAGACCCAAGAGGATTCTTGAGGGCGGCGATCTTCTTGTTTACGATGAACCTCGTAAGGGGTCACAATACGTCATGTGTGTTGACGTAAGTAAAGGGAGAGGACAGGATTATAGTACGTTTAACGTCATCGACATTAGCAGTAGACCTTTCAAACAGGTAGCAGTGTATCGCAACAATCTTATTTCTCCACTACTCTTCCCAGATATTATTTATAAATGGGCGACTTCTTATAATCAAGCATACGTTGTTATTGAATCTAATGACGCAGGTCAATTAGTTTGTACAGGATTATATCACGAACGAGAATATGAAAACGTACACATGTCTTCTACTGTAAAATCTAGTGGTATCGGTGTAGAGATGACTCGTCGAACCAAACGTCTTGGTTGTTCAGGATTTAAAGACCTGCTTGAAGAACGTAAACTAGAAATTGTTGATGAAAACACCATATTGGAAATCAGCACGTTTGAGGCAAGAGGAACTTCGTACGAAGCGAAAGATGGATGCCATGATGACTTGGTAATGAACTTGGTAATGCTTGGTTTCTTGGTACAAACCACGTTCTTTGCTGAGATGACAGATATTAATATTAAGAAGATGATGTTTGAACAACGCATGCAAGAGATTGAAGAAGATGTTCCTCCGTTTGGATTTAAGCAAGAGGAAGTGCCACAAATTAGTTATGAAGAAAAAGTAGATCCTTGGATGGACTATAAGATAGTCGAAGATTTTACCTAAATATGCCAACATATAAATAAATGCATTGAGCACTTGCGTGCCTACCTTATAATGTATAAAACTTATAATTTCTTTTTGCAAAGAGGAAACTAAAATGGCACTAACAGCTCCATCACTGTCTCCTGCTATTGTAGTACGCGAATTCGACTTGACCCCAGTGGTCCCTAACGTCGATACTTCGCTTGCTGGATATGTAGGAGGATTTAAGTGGGGACCAGTTAATGTACCAACGATTGTCTCTAGCGAGAACGAACTCGCTGAAGAATTTGGTACGCCAGACGCTGATTTCGCAGTAGATTATTTCTCCTGCGCGCAGTATCTGAGATATTCTGGTAACCTACAAGTCTGTCGTGCGATTCCATCAGGTAGCGTTGCTATCGGTGACTCCGCACTAAACTCTTCCTTGACTGCTACTAAGACGCAAGTCAAGAATGAAGATCATTTCGAGCAACAATCTGGACTCGACATGTTTGTCGCAAAGTATCCAGGAGAGCTCGGTAACTCTCTGGCAGTTTCAATGTTTGCTATCGCTTCAGGTGAATCAGCAGCACATCCAAACACGATTACCAACTGGGCAGCGTGGGATTATTCTGATAAGTTTGATGCTATCCCAGGAACTTCGGGTTGGGCGTCTGAGCAACCAGGAACTGTCAAGAATGACGAAATTCACCTTGTTGTAGTTGACTCCGATGGAAGAGTCTCAGGAACTAAAGGAACTGTTCTTGAAACTTTCCCATTCGTCTCAGTAGCACTTGGTGCAAAAACTGTAGACGGTTCTGACAACTTCATCAAGACTGTACTGAATCAAGGTTCAAAATATCTTTGGTTCGGCGATTTTGACTCAGTCAACAGTATTTCTGCTAGCAACTGGGGTACTGCACCTCAAACTACGACTGACTACGCAACAAACGTATCATGGTCTAACGACTCTGCTAACACAGCTTTGCAGGGCGGTCGCGACCACGGTACTTTGGATGTGGGCGACCTTCAAACTGGTTACGACGAATTTGAAGACACTGAGCAGATTGACGTTTCATTGTTGATTGCTCCAAGTATGGCAACTTCAACTGATCAAGTTACTTTGGTAAACGATCTTGCTGCTATTGCTGGCACGACTCGTAAGGATTGTGTTGTAATTGCTTCTCCTGCCCGTGACGACGTTATCAATAACATTGATCCTGTAAACGACACTCTGGAAACTACTAACCAGTATTCAGCGTCCTCTTACTTGATCGTTGATAATAACTTCTTGCGTGTATACGACAAGTACAATGACAACTATATCTACATTCCTGCTGCTTCTACCACTGCTGGTATTATGGCTGCCGCTGACCTTAACTTTGGTCCATGGTGGTCACCTGCTGGTGAGCGACGCGGTGAGTATGTCGGTGTAACCAATCTTGCTTATTCACCTAATAAGGCAGAGCGTGACGAACTGTATAAGAAGGGTGTAAACCCAATCGTTCAGTTCCCAGGACGTGGTATTATCCTGTTCGGAGACAAGACCAAACTTGCTCGACCATCTGCGTTTGATCGCATCAATGTTCGACGTTTGTTCCTCGTTCTCGAAAAGGCGATCTCTGTTGCCGCACGAAACTTCCTGTTCGAATTCAACGACGAGTTTACTCGTGCTGAATTTGTAGCGATTGTTGAACCACTTCTTCGTGAAGTGCAAGCACGTCGTGGTATTCAGGACTTCTTCGTACAGTGTGACGAGCGTAACAACACCCCAGAAGTTATCGATCGTAACGAATTCGTTGCGACACTCTTCATCAAGCCATCTAGAAGCATCAACTTCATCACGTTGAACTTTGTTGCTACTCGGACTGGTGCGAACTTTGAAGAGATCGTTAACTCTGGCGTTCAATTTTAACCCGTAACGACTACAAGGAGATCGTAAAATGGCAATTCTTAATGTAGATCAGTTTCGCGGTAAGTTGGCTAAGGGTGGCGCACGTGCCAATATGTTCGAGGTCAAGGTCAATTTCCCAGGATATGCTTCTGGAAATAATGAACTTGCTAGTTTTATGTGTCGCGGTGCTCAGTTGCCCGCAAGTACTGTTGGATTGGTAGAAGTACCATTCCGCGGACGCATTGTAAAATTAGC